GCCATTCTCAGGGTTAGTTCCATATACTATAGCAGGGGCACCATCATACTTTACTGATACCTGACTCTGTTTAGTATCTAAGAAGTTGATAGCATTGATCGCACCACGCTTACCCTCAAGTATATGATCTTCAATATGTTCTAAATGTTTGTTCTTCATACTACCATTATAACACATGGCACTAGGTTTTCAACTACCTGTGTGCCACTATATTAAATGTCACACTCTGGGTTGACAAACTTTCTATTTCGCTTTACTTTCTTTGTATTGATGTCAATTAAATCTTCTAATTCTTCTATCGAATTAGCAAGGTTATCATCATCTTTTTCTTCTGAATAATAGAACAATGCTTCACTTAGTAAGTTGAATTGTTTATCAGTTAATGTTACATTTATTTGATACATTTATCTTAAAGGTATATTGAATGACATAATAGTTCTCTCCTTATCTGATACTGAAGCAGGCGACTCATGTAATAACATAGAGGGAAATGTTAGTATCTCTCCCTCACTTACTGGAGGCGCAATCTTATTAATTGTACCATAGTAAGGGTCAGGAAATGGACTATAGAATGTAGTCGGAAAGTGCTCTTTTTCATCAAACTCAACATACAATACGCATGATATGTTCGTTAAACCATGATTATGAGCACCATGATATTGTCCTCTAATGTATCTCTGTGACCATAGTTGCCATTTATCTACACTATCGCAAGGGCAATCCCCTCTATATCTATCACTCAATAATTGTGTATAGTACTCTACTATCCCATTCAAGTCTGATGTAAGTATGTTTACAAAATCATCTAGGTAAGGCGATATAGTATTATATTTGTAGTAATCTGTTTGACACTCTACTACATCACAACCTTCAAAACTGATAAGTTCTAATAGTTTATCCTTTTTGGTATCCCACTTATCCACAGCAAACTTTGCTATGGGTATTGAGAATAGATTTAGAGATTGAACACTCATTTGTGTTTGTAGTTGTTACGTTGTTTTCTTCTAGGTTTGATGCCCTTGTCTTTTTTCAACTGTGCCTTTAACTTCTTTAAAAATTTCAAGTGATCTGGATAGACCAACTTTTGAATATCTTTTTTTGCTTGACGCTCTTCCTTACTCACTTACCTCTATGTCATCTATGTCTTGAAAAACTATGTTCTCAAGTTCTGCCTCTGTCCACTCTGTTAAATCATCAAGGAATAAATCATCTTGTAAAAATTCCTCATCATCAACTGTCATTTCAAATACCAATGCCTCGGCATCATCTAATCGTTGATTGTCCACTAGATATTCAATTCTTGTAGAGTAATGATTGTCCATTTTCTGTAAACACTTTGCTCTGATTTTGTCAATTTGTTGCATTGTTTTGAACTGGTTAGTTACATTATACTATAAAAAAGTATCGTTGTCTATTTTCTGTTAGATAACGATACCTGTGCCTCTCCTTTGTGGAATATAGTTTCCACAACACTATTGAGGCGACGCTCTGTACCAATACCAACATTGTTGTAAACTGGTACAAACATTTTACCAAATGGTTTGATGTAATTAGTGCCATTGATACAAGGTTTAAGTGAACCATTAGCAATCTTACTTGCATCATCTTTATGTAGTCTGATGACTCTACCAATGGTTTGTGCCATAGTAATTAGATCAAGGTTTCTCAATAGAATACAGGCAGATAGACCTGACACATTCATACCCTCTGATAGTATAGAGTGATGGAATAGTAGAAACTTCTTATCGTCATCTTTGCCCCACTTGTTCATTAAGTTGAAAAATGTTTTACGAGTGACTTTCTTGCCATTGATGATAGCACCATACTTTGATGTAATCCACATCACATTGTACTTACGAGCATGGCACTCACTTTGGAAATCTGTCCTAGTAATCAATTTGTGGATATTGGTAGTTGACTTTGCAGTAACCAACACTTTAGTCATACTGTCCTCATTGTCCAGAGCATCAAGAATCATAACTTTGTCAATCTCTTCTGTGCTCTGATAAAAACCAACTGGATACTTGACCGCCTTGACTTTTGGTGGTACGATATAACCTTTCTGTATCAACTCTGGGGCAGGGATTTCTGCGATCACTTGACCATACACCTTAGCATTGTTCATACCTCTCTCTTGTGATGTATGATGCTTAGGTGTAGCAGTGAAGTAAAACTTTCTTCTAGTGATGTAAGACCTACTCTTGACACTCTCAAAGAAGTTCTTTTGAACTGAATTGTGTGCCTCATCATAATATACTGTATCCGCTTCAACATCTGATTTGATTCTGTGAAGTGAGTGATATGTTGTAAAGATCAACTGATTCTTTGTACTGTTATGATGCCACTCTTGTATCTCTTTTGGATTAGTGGTAGTCTTATAGTTAGTCTCTCCACTATGAACATGAAGCACCTCGACATTATCAATCTGCTCGAGGAACTCTTCACATAACTGTTGAGCAAGTAGGATTCTAGGAGCAACAACCACAATAGTCTGTGGTATAGGCATACTGAATCGCCACTTAGCGTCCATAATCATACACATTGTCTTACCGCCACCTGTGGGTACAAGAACCTGACCCCACTTCTGTTGCATGATCTGAATTATATCTGTTTGGTGGTCACGAAGTTGCATGATGTATTTGTTTCAATAAACATATTATAGTATAAAAAAACCCTCTGTGTAGAGGGTGTGTGACAGTTATCCAACTGGAGGTGGAGCACTCGTGCCACCAAATTCTTGTGGTATAGCGTCCATGTCAAATTTCTTCTCTGCTTCCTTAAGTTCAAGTTTTCCTTTCAAGGCATTGACCTCTGCAATAAGTGTCTTAATATCTTCTTGTTGTTTGAACAAGGCGGCATTTACCATTGCCTCTAGTGTAGTCAATCTCTCATCAAGATTACCAATAGTCCTCATTGATGCTTGTAGTTGCTTCTTTAATCTGTCAACAGTTGTTTGTTTTGCTGCCTTCAGTGCTTCTGTATCCGCTGTTAGTGAATCGTAAACCATAATTATTCTTTTTAGTTATTTAGAGCGATGAATTTAGAGATAGATATGCAACACATAAATGAGAGCATGACTACCACATCATAAGATTTAACCTTTGCATAGAAAGGAATACTCAATAGGCAAGATGTCAAGTGTATCATTGTTCCTACTCTTACTGATAGATGTAGTATAACAAAGTATGCTACAATAACAAGTGATGAACCTAATATCCTACCTGTAGTTAGTACCTTAAGCATGATTATCTCATGTAGAGATAACCGCCTGCCCAATCGCAGTTAGCATACATATACTCACGTTGATTAATAATTCTCATATCATATCTAACGTGTTTAGCAGGTGCTTTCCATGAAGCAGGTTTGTAAACTTCTCCTGTCTTTTTGTCAACAAAAGCGTGTACCCCTGCACTCTCATATTTGCCATTTCTAAAATCATTCTGTATGATTTTGTGGTACTTCTTACCTGATGAGATAGTAAACTTGATGCACTCCTCATCATTCTCTATCTTGTTTATTCTCTCTTGTAGATACTCGTCAGTAGCACCAGACATTGCTTGATTATCCATAGCAGAGCGTAATGAATAATTCCTGTACTGTGCTTCTAGGCATCTGCATAATTCTTCTGTCCATCTGAGAACAGTAACTTTCTGTTTTGATTCAATTAATGATGCCATGATTTATAATGTTTGTTGTAAAAAGAGAAAGGAAAGGTAACAAACATAAAACCTTTCCCTTCAATAAGGAGGAGCGAGTCAAGAGGTGCTTCACTCAACTTAGACCTAAGTTCGACTTAAATGCGACTTAACGCAACCTTGAAGGTGTGAGTACTAACTCAACTCCTCATATACTTATAATACTGTGTAGTCGGTATCAATGCAATCGGTAGTGTGCCACTTCTTAGACTGTCCACTTCTGGACTTCCAAAAAAGATAACCCAAACCAAAACCTAGACCAACCTTAGATACAGTGCTCACACTATCGCCCATCTGATTCAGGGCAGGCCTCATTCCTTGATTGTGCATTGAGTACGGTTTCTTGCCTAGTCTATCCATAGTATTATAATTGGGTGCGAGAAACAAAAATACGGACTTACGTTCAATGACTTCCCTTATCCTTTCGGAGATAGTTAGGACTTGCACCTAACCCATTGGATGCCGATTTTGTTTCCCTGTACTTATTATGGCACTATATTATTTGATTGTCAAGTATTAATCTCCCTTAAAATCAAATGCCTTTTTTCTCTCTTCCTGACTCAAGTTTACACATCGCCAACCATAATCCCCATTTGTAATTATTGTGGGCATTATATTCATTGATAATGTTATTCTACCCTCTCCCTCGTTATGTTTGTATCCATGTATGATCTGTGCAGGGAATATTATTAACTCGCCTTCCTTGACGACTATTTGTTCATCTTGATTGTGTTCAGTATATTTTTTCCTGAGTACCTGTAGAGAAGGCATCATAGGAAAATATAAACTCTCATCTTTTGAGAAGTGTGTATTGACATGATCCTTTTCTGGATCAAAGTTCACATAATATATTGCTGAGTATAAACAATTAGCGTGTTGATGTGGGTGCTGATACCCGCCTTTACCTGATATATTAATCCAACTATCTGTTACTTGTACTGCCTCCTGTATATAATGTCCTTGAATCTCTTTACCATAGTGTTCTGCTTGTTGTTCACACCAGTTTCTAAACCTACCAAATTTGGCATCGTTCTGTAATATAGAATAATGACCAACGTGTTTTAATTCTTTTGAGTTAGTATTATATGATAACTGATTTAACTTCTGTTCTTCTATCTCTGTTAGTATATTTTCCTTTACCTTATCATGAAATGGGCAAGGTATGATAGCAACAGGTGTTGGTAATATGTTTACTACTTCCATATTATAATAGAGGATAATCCCATAGTTTACCTGACCTAAACGTAGTCATGGCAGTGTGTCTCTCATCTTTTGTTAGTGGTTCAATTCTAACATCATTGATATATCTAGGCATCAAATTACTTGATACTGTTATTCTATTGTTTGTATAGTTAGTTGTATATCCATGGCAAGTGTTAGCAGGCCACAACAATAATGAACCCTCAACTCCTATAACTTCATTGATATAATTATACTTTGTTTCCTTTTGATTTGTCAACATATATGCAAAATAATCAGGAAAATTCATACTGTTATTAGGACGATAAAAATATGTTGGCGAGTGTGATTCATCATCAAAGTTCACATAATATAGGGCACAAATGACGGCATTTATATGGAAATGAGGCGATTGTTTGCCTCCAGAATCACACACATTTAACCAACTATCTGTCAATAAGAAATCTGATGTATCATAACCTAGTATGTCCTGTGCATATATCTCTGCCTGTTTCTGTATCCACTCTCTAAAATCTTTATACTTATCACTTGATAGAGGTGAATAGTAATCAAAATGTTCTAGTCCTTTGGCGTGTGCATCTACCTTTTGAAATTGGTATGTCTTACCATGACTATTGATCTCATCAATAAGTAATGACTTTACTGTCTCATGTTCTGGGTACATCACTGCCCCCAACTTCAATGGCAATACGTCAACTGTCCTCATTAAACCAGTGCCCCTCGCCCCATATTTGTTTTATAAAATCATCAGGCAACAAATCTTTTGGTGCAGGCGATGTATTAAAACTCACTGTAATTCTATCTTCATCTGTATTATTGACTCTACTTCCATGTTCTAACCATGAAGGAAATAAGTATAGATGATCTTCTTTAATTGGTATGTCCATTTCATATACACCATAACGAGTAGGTTGTATGTTATGAATACACATCATATATGGTTGTAGTGGCGATACCACAAAAAACTTACCAAAGTCTCCCTCTGGTAGTTGGCAATAAAAAGCACCACTTACGACACTAGACTCATGGCGATGTCTCGCTGTGTATCCGCCTTTAGGTAGTTTATTGTACCACGCACCACTAATAATTGAAGGATAATTTCCTATCTTACCATTATAGTCATCAAGACACTGATGAAAAACATTGAGAAAGTCAACACTACCCTCATCTTGCAAGGGGTCCCAACCACCATGACTACTCACACCATTCACTGCTAAAGAATGTACTGATGTTTCTCCTTTTTCTTTTATATGATTC